ATATCGAAGAGCTTACAGTCCAAAATTCCGTACCACACTCCGATACAATTATATCTGGAACATTTTCCTATTCCAAAGGGAGCTATTCGTCGTCTATTGAGTGTCGTGATCGAAAGGTTGCGTGAACGAGACCTTTATCCTAGATTTTCTTTTGATTTTTTGAGGATGAATTATTGGGTTAATATAACCCGTCATGAAGACGGTTTTCGTGGAGTTACCCAGCGTGTTGATATTGACGACATTCGTAAGAAAGCAAACACGCTTGGGATTGACCGCAGTGAAGCAGAGTTCCACAGGTTGCTTAAGATTGCCCTCGAAGATAAGCCCGTTGAGTTTGTCATAGATGGCAGCGATCCAATGAATCTTAAAGCAGCTTGTTTTATTGTTCTTATGTACGGTTTACGTACATCAAACTCAGGCGGGTATTTTGTTGACGCCAGTGGCTTTAAGGTTGCGAGAGCTACGGGTCTTCATAGCCTCGTAGGTATACAAGGTGTCAACAATATCATCATATCAGAAGAAATTAATGGGAGATCTCTTGGTTTCAGTCTCCCTGCTCCCGGTGAAATCGATAGTGGTGTGCGCGAGTTTACAGCGCATTTACTTTGTGACGGTAGTAGAATACAGAGTAAATGTGTCTTCTGTGGTGATATATTTTCTGCCCATGGTCCTTTTGGGCGGAAATACGGTGATTGCAGCATTCATGATGTCTGCTTCATCAAGAGAGTCGCTCCGAGAGACAAGGAGTGGAAGATCGCTTGTGATTGTGGGGATATTCATTATTTTGGAAGTAAATCCCCACTTTTTCCTATGGTTAAAAATGCTGCTACCACAGGCGATGATGTTGCCGCGATGAGAGCGAACATTGATAAGTTCTTGAGAAATGGTGAAGTTCTTAAGACTGAGATTGACCCTGAGACTTACAGATGGTCTCTGTGCATGCTTAAAAAGGTGCTCGGTCTAAAAGCCAAAAGCATAGTTGCTGAGGATTTGCTAGATTCAGACGTTTATGTTCTAAAGCAAAACAAGGGTACGAAATCAGGTGCCTCCTATAAGAGATCCGACGTTAGAGTCGCTAGGGATGGGGTCTCTTATACCAATCCCCGCACTTCATACAAAACTGATGTTGAGATAATTGCTCCTGCTCACGTCAAGTCTTATATTGCGAAGCTACGCCAAGTTTTGTATGATGCTGAGACCGGGAAAGAAGTTGATGCTGTCCAGGAGTTTAATGATTGTCGTTTGATGGTTTTTAAGGTCTCCGGCAAAGTGGAAGTTATTATTTCTGATGCTGGTAAACTCCGGATATTTTTCCCAGCCCCTGTTGAGAAATTTTTATTGGAGAGGATTGTTTTTAAGAATCTTGTCAATAGTCTTTACGGCAAAGGTCCCTTTATGCCGGGTTTCTCTTGGGTCAAGAAGGGAGTCGAAACCTTGCTACGGAAGATTCCTGAGAGTCCATCCTTCAGGTATTTTGCGTGGGATCTTACGGGTATGGATTCCTCTATGAAGGCAAATGTTATCAAGAGCTTGTTTATGTTGTTCTATGGTGTGTTTGATACTGATGATTTAGAACCTGCCTCAAAACAAGTTTTCGATGCCGTTTATGCAATATTGTCTTCGCACTATGTCACCAAGATTGTTAGTTGGATAGACAAGTGTCGTATTATTAAGGGGATGATGGCTTCGGGTGATCTTTTGACTTCCGCATTCGATACCATCTATTCTTGTTTTGCTTATTTGTGTTGGTTGCATGACAGTGCCGTCCGTTACAGGAAATTACATCCTGAAAAGACTGTAGAGGACTATATATATGAATGGACTGGCATGAAAAAGGGTGAGGAAATGGATACCTTAATGGCTTATTTCTTCGGTGATGATGGTCTTTCCGCCGTATTGGCCAATTCCCCCCTACACCTTCTTGAGTCTGAAATTGAAGAAGGAAATCCCTGTTGGTCTTTTGAGCGCTATTGTGAGACGTGTGTGAAGCTCCACGTCAAGCTTAGTGATTCCTGTGAAAGGCCTAGTTTGCTCTCTGTTCTTGATAAGAATGGTGAGGTTGTTGACCCCAAGGGTATAAAAATCTTGAAACGATACTTTGTCAAACAGAATATTCGTGGCAAGGAAGTTGTTACAGCTTTCAAGACTTCTAGTGATACTCTTGGGAAGATGATCAGAAATGAGATATGTGGTATGAATCCAAGAATTATTGCTGATACTATAGAGAAACCTGATTATGCACTCAGGGTTTATACCAATGGATTACAAATGGCAAGAATGATTGGCTTCGCTTGGGATACTTGCGGTGCTAACAGACATTTGTATGAGATAGCTCGTAGAGGCTATGAGTTTCATAAACGTGAATATGCTGTAGCTGTTCGAATGTCCTCTGAGACTTGGGATAATTTGAAGGACGAGCAGACTGACTTAATAAAAGAGAAACTCATTCGCCATTTTGGTACTGAGATGGAGGAAATATCTGGTGATATGACTTTTCCATCATACGAGCATCTCCAGGATCAATTCTATTTCACCGATAGGAAACCGAAACCTCCCGTTGATAGGTGGACCAGGTTTGGAAATAGAAAACCTACTCCTTTTGAGGAATCAGACCTGGAGTTTTATCTCAATTTTTGATCGTTATTCAACTCTCGCCAAC